ATCGGCATGGTGAATGTCGCTGGAGTGGTGATATAGGGACGAGGGGTCAACGGCTCCGCATAGCCAGAACAAACACGGCAACCATGAGCAGCACCAGCAAGGCGTGTTCAATCATGGCTGGCCCTATGAGCCGGGAAGGAGTCAACCCTTCAACGTGACGGTCATCACGCAGCTGGTCCCGCCGGCTATCACCGGCACCACGTACGGGAACGGAAAGCAGGCGTCCGGGACCGGCAGGGCACCGACCGTGATGGCCGTGGTCACCGCGGATCCATCAGAGTAGATCGGCCGCGGCACCGACTCCTGTTCGCTTGCGGCGTGCCAGGCAATCTGGGTTCCACCGCCCGTGTTGCCGATCAGGACTCCGCCGCCGGCCATGTGCTGGAAGCTGAACCGGGGGCTGGAGGTCGCAGCTGAGCTGGCAGCCGCGATGGTGACGGTCTCCCGAAAGCGGGTGATTTCGATCATTTGCCTTTCCTCTTCAGTGGGTGGGCGTGACGGGTAACGATCATCTCCCGCAGCTCGCCGTCCTTCTTGCCCGGGTGTTTCTTGCGGTACTTGCCCAGCTCTTCCTGGATGATGCCCTCGCTCAGGACCGTCCTCTTGGGAGGCATGGGGGTGCCCTTGTGGGTCACGGCCCCCTCCACCGTCAGGTTGCGAGCCCTCGCTACTCTCTTAATGTCCGCCGTGGAGTCCACCCACGCCATTGGGTCCCGGTGGGCCCTGTGGTCCGCCAGGCCGCCGATGTAGACCTTGCCGGCCACGGGGATCCCTGCCGCCCTGGCCTCCCGGAGGATGGTGTTTGCCTGCTTCTTGGGCATGTCGTCCAGCCACTGCTGGTTTAGGCGGCCCTCCATGAAGGCCCTGTCCGAGCCCCTTGTGCCCGGCGGGGTCTGGGTGGCGCACATGAGGGCCCACCGCTCGCCATGAGGCAGGGCCCGCTCGTAGGTCTCGCAGGCCTCACGGCCCAGGCGGAGGACTTCCTGGGGGATTTCCACCTTGTTGCTCCGGCCCCTGGGGAGGCGGCGGCGGCGGCGGGGGCGGCGTCGGCACCACGTACTTCTGAACATCCATGTCCATCGCCCGGCCCCAGTCGGCCATGAGGGCGTTGAACAGATTTGGCTGGCCTGCCTGGAGCATGCCCTGGGCCACGGGCATGATGATCTGCATAGCGGCGTTGATCTGCTCCACCTTCGTCCCGGGGTTGGGCTTGCGGGCGCTACCGGCCTCTACCCGGAAGTCGAACTCCCGCAGCAGCTGCTCCGGCTCCATGGACTGGACGTGCATGGCCCAGGCCTGCGCGGCCAGGGGGCCCATGAGCGGCGCAACGTCCTGGGGCTGGACCAGCCAGCGGGCCAGGAAGGCCTCCTTGCGGGCCAGCTCGGATAGCGCGTCCTCCAGCGTGTTGGCCATGTCGTCCGGCCGCACGCTGATCTGCTCGGCCTTCACGGTAGCCTCCGCTGCGCTCCTGTAGGAAGCACGGGTCATGCCGTAGACCAGCTCTGTCAGCCCGACACGGCGGTCGAACAGCTCAGTGACGGCGGCGACGATGTTCCAGAGGTCCGTGGGCACTCCGGGAAGGCTGAACACGCTGATGATGTCGTTCACGCTGCGGCCGATGGCCTCGGCAATCTCCACAATCTTGAAGCCCGACTCGTCGGAGTCCAGGATCTTGGCCTTGATGTCGTTGTCGGCGGCCTTGGCCACGCCGATCAGCGTTTGTGACGAGGTGGCGATCTTGGTCGCCATGAAGCTCATCGCATAGTTGATGAACCGCAGCTCACCGATGCCCGGCTTGATCAGGGAGATGGGGTAGGAATACCCGGGCTTGCCATGCCACTGGAGAACCGTGCAGGGCCAGCCGTTGGGCTCGGCCCAGAACGGGATCGGCCACTGTGCCGACTGGAACATCGTCGGCGGAACACCAGTCTCATCGACCGGCTCTTGGAGCATGTCCGGGCGGATGTTCAGGGGGTGATCAACTCCCTCGCAGACGACGATGTAACAGTACTCGCCCAGGGCGTCGAACTTCCCCCGCAGCTCCTTGGGGGCGTCCTTCAGCCTGTCTCCGAACCCGGTCTTGGAGTAGATCTCCCAGTAGGTGACCAGGTCGTTGGTCTTGCCCATCTTCTTCTTCGTCTCGTAGCCCCGCTCCTTGCGGGTGCTGCGGGAGTCGTAGCTTTCGGCGTGGCCCTTCAGCTCCTCAGGATCCAGGCCGAACTTGGCGGCGACAAACTCCTTCGGGTGGCACCGACGCCGAGCCACCCACAGGATGTCTTCCTGCTCGTCCGCGTCCGGATCCCAGACGACGTTGTCGAAGCTCTCATAGAAGCTGCCGGCCATCCGGGCCTCGCTGCCGGGAACCTGGTACAGCTCCGTAAACCAGCATCCTGCGCCTTTGATCAACGCCTCATCCACCACCTTGCGGTTGTGGTCTTTAAGACGCAACTCGCCGGGAGTGTAGTTCAGGTAGTCCTCTAGGAGCTTGCAGATGATCTCGCGCCGCTCCGACAGCATCTGGGTCTGTTGCACCTGCTGCTGGTACATCTGCATCATCGGGTCCATCATCATCACCGGCTGCCCATCCGGCCCGATGACCGGCTGACCGTCAGGGCCCATCTGCGGCGTGGGCGGCTGCGGGAAGATGCCCAGCATCTGCGGCGAGATGACCGGATACTGGCGGGGAGTACACCGCCGGGCCGGGTTCCGGTGATGAATGACCGACCCGAAGAGGCGGACGGCCTCCCAGACCCGGTTGATGGTCATCCGAAACGCGGGGGGAGAGATGCCCTTGATGAAGCCCTTCTCCCCCCGCGCATACTCCGACCGGAACATCCAGGCGTTGTCACCGTCGTAGAAGTTCATCGCCTCGTCGGCGTCTTCCTGGAACGGTTTCTTGTGTTCCTTGGCGAGTTTCAGTTTCTCCAGCCACCCCTGGACAAGGGGCCGGAGCGGGTTTTGATCGGCCATGGGCGGTTCCTGGGCTACTTCTTATTGCCCGCCTTCTCCAGGGCCGAAACCCGGTCCCAGAGCAGGGCCAGGCGGGGGTCCCGGGGGCGGGCCTCCCAAATCCCGAACTTCTTCCACTCCACGCTCGTCTCCAGGCGGGGATCGTCCTTGTGCCGCACGGAGGGCTTGTCCACCCCGCCGTAACCCGGGGACAGTGCCCACAGCTCCAGCGTGTCCTGCCCCACCTTGGAGACAAAGGCCATCTGGGGCGGGGCACCCTCATGGGCGCGGTAGATCACCGTGTCGCCCAGGCTCACTTCCGGCATCTTCCACGCATCCATGATCATCCCTTTCTGCTAGGACCTAAGACCACATAACCCTTGCCGTCGTCTCCCTGGCGTTTCTTCTTGTCCGCCAGCCATTTCACGTACCACGGCTCCTTGCCCGGCCGGGCAGGGGGCTGGTGATACTTGGGCTCGTAGGCACAGAGGTACTCCAAACACTGGACCGCGTGAACCTCGCCCCGCGTGTTGGGCACGTCCGTGATAAACGGCCCGGAGTTGCTCTGCACCACCTTCTTCTTGTATCGCTTTAGCTCTCGGATCAGCTCCGGAGTCGCACCATCCAGGAACTTTAGCTGCGTGCTGCCGTCGCCGCGGATGTGGAGCATCTGCCGCACCAGGGCCGTTCTGGCCGGGATGTCGTCTGAACCGGGGATGAACTGGTGGCCCGTCATCTGGGCCCGGATGCCACGCTCCCGGAGCTGCTCGGAGTACAGGTCGCAAGGGAGCCGGCCGGACCCAAGATCCCGGAGCGTGCCGCCGTGCATGTCCATGATCAGGGCGTAGAAGTGCTGCTCCTGCGCCTTTCTGGCGAACTCCTCGCCCCAGATCAGGGCGTTTGCGTTCCGTATGTACAGCTCGTCGTAGACCAGCAGCATCTTCTCGTCCGGCGGCACGGCGGCGAACAGGCAGGCCATGACCGTATGGCCAGGGTCGATGGACACATAGCGGGTCCACTCCGGGGGGATGCCGGAGGGCAGGGCGGAGCGAGGGAAGGTGTGTATGGCGGGGTTGAAGGACGGGTACATCAGGATGGAGTCCTGGGTGAACTCGCCCTCCGCGCGCATGCGAAGCTCGTCCGTGCCCAAGGAAGACCACCGGGCGATGTTTTTCTCCTTCTCCTCCTGGTCGATGTGCGCGTTGTCCAGGAAGCGATAGGTGAACTTCTTGATGCGAGGCGGGTCCCTGCCTTCCTCGGCCTCCTTGTCGGCCCGCTCGCACAGCCCCAGCAGGGCGTCGTTCTTGGACCACGGCATCGCGGACCACAGAAGGCGCCCCTTGCGATCTGCGAGACGGGCCTGCATCTCCCCCACCCACGCGGGGTTAGATATATCTTCGTCCAGGTGTACCAAATCGGCCTGAAACCCTTGCGGGGGCTGACCTTCCGACGAGAAGAAGTGAATTGTCCAGCCCGTGGAGAGAGTCACCCGCTGGCAGTAGCCGGCATTCTTCAGCACCCAGGATGTCTCCTCCACAAACCGGGACGGCACCAGGGGCGGGGCGGGCTTGGCGTCCTTCTTCCGCTCGGCGTCCTTGGCCGGATCGAACGCCCGCCACTCGCCCGTCTCCAAGTCCTTGATGATCTTGAAGGCCCCCAGCTTGAACAGCATCGGGTAGCAGACCAGGCCGATGTGCGGCCAGTTCCTGCCCACCACCACCAGGTTTCCGCCCTCGGCCGGGTACTTTCCGTAGGGGTCCTGGCCCGTCAGGGCCCGGGCGTCTTCTACGAAGGTGCTGAGGCTCTTGCCGCTGCGGTTGCCGCCAAGCACCACCCGCTCGGAGGCCAGGCAGGCGTGCATCTCCTCCTGGTGCGGCATCGGCCGGTACAGCCGGAGGGCCTCTATCTTGCGGCTCTTCAGCTCTGCCTGGACCTCCTTCAGGACGTTCAGGCGGTGCTGGGTGATGCCAGGAACAACCGAAGGCTTCGGCTGCTCAGGTATCTTGCGCGGGTGCTTTTTCACGCTTATCCGGGAGGGCATTGATCACAGTAGCTGTCTCCAGCAGACGCTGTCGCAGCTCGTCGTCCAGCTCTTCTTCAGACCAGTGGGACAGGGGTTTCTTGGCCCCGCCCATAGCGGTGTTGTTCGTCACCAGGCGGACCATCGTCTCCAGCATCCTGGTCCTGTGCGCCCCTCCGGGGGGAGAGTCGTAGTACTGCTTCATGAACAGGTTGCTGAACCCAGCCACGCCGCCCATGTACTCCAGAATCGTCTCCACCAGCTCCGCAGAGTGGGGTACGTTGCTCCCTCCCAGGCGAGCCACCTGGCAGAAGGCGTCCACCGCGTCGGCTTCGATCCGGTCCAGCCGCTCATCTTTGCTTTTCTTCCTCCGTTTCCGCTCCCGCTCGGAGCGGCAGGTCTTGCACATGGCATGCCGCCGGCCGTCCTCGGCCACATGGAAAGCATGGACAGGAAGCTCCTTCTGGCACTTGGTGCATCGCTTCAGAGCCGCACTGTCCATACGTTGCCTTCCACCTGCGGGACGACACTGGGGCCGAAGCAGTCGAACACTGCCTTCCGCACGCCGTCGAAGACGTGGTAGTCATGCCCCGCCAGGATGTACGTGGCCTTATTCCGCCAGGCTTCGATGTCTGCCTTGACTGACTCGTAGTCATGCTCGGCATCGATGTAGACGATGTCGAAAATGCCAGCGGCGAAATCATCCGCCGCTGCCGGGGACCGGCCGACATGGGGCTGGATGGGATACGGTCGCGTGTTGCGCTTAAACACCTCCAGGGGGGTGCCCCGTGAGCCGTCGTACTGCTTGCATCCCTCGTCGTTCTTGTTGCCCTCCCACGTATCCACACACAGCACCCTGGCCCCGGCCTTGGCCATGATGATGGCGCTCGTCCCCGCCCAGGAGCCCACCTCGCACACGTACGGCTCCCGGCCGTGTTCCTCTTTGAACCGCGTAATCATCGCCGCCAGGGCGTCGGCGTCCCTGACCGGCAGGGACATGCCCATGCCGTCAAGCGGCTTGGGCAGCTTGTCAAGGACAGGGGAGGTGAAGTCAACAATCTTGACGCCGGTCTGGACGTTGGCCTCCCAGCAGTCCCTCATCTTCTTGGACACGCCTTCGGCGTTGATCACCTGGGGCTTGCCCACGCACTTGGGCTTCCAATGCCCGGCCCAAGCGTCCCAGTTGCAGTACACGGGGTTGTAGCCCAGCTTCTGCACGCCGACCAGGGACACGTCCCGGGTCATGGTCACGTCTTCGGTGGACGCCTTCTCGGCGGCGTACTTGTCTTTCCACTCATAATAGAACCAGGGCTTGTCTTCCGCGGCCTTTGGTTCCGTCAGTTCAAAGACCCGCATGTCGTACATGATCAGCCCTGTTGGAAGCGCCGCGCACTCCTGAATGCCGGCCATCTTCATGGCCGTGTGCCGGTCGTACATCTCCAGTTGGAAGTCAGGCCCGGGGTTGTGGGACTGAAGGTTGTTCCACCGGAACACGTACACGCACTCTACCGGGGGCGGGCCGCAGTACGGCACCCCTATGACACACGGCCCCTTGTGGTAGTGGCTGATGAAGAAGTCGAACGACGTGTCGAAGAACGGCTTGGCGTCTGGCTGGCCAGCGTTCATGTCCGGCTTCATGTCGCTGTCCACCATGATGAGGCAGTCCACGCCGAACTCACGGGCCTGAAGCACCGCCCGGTTGCGGGTCATGGTGATCGGCGTATCGGCCAGGTTCCAGATCCGGATCTGGTCGATCCGGGGATCCTTGGAGGCGTTGGCCACCAGAGGGACCATCCACTCTCGGATGTCGGGGACCTCAGAGGATATCCCGCCGTTGCCGCCGTAAGAGAACGTAACGATGCCGACGTTGAACTTCTGTTGCATGTGTCACCTTCGGGGAGGGGAGGTGGACAAGTCTATACGACTGAACAGAATGCCGCTACGGCACTAGCTAGACCGGATGGGCGTGGACATGCCAGTCATTAGGCGATGCTCGGACGCCCGCCTTAACAGCCCATCCAAGAGGCGGCCGGGGTACTCATTAGCCCTTCTCGCCCGCTCTGCCGCCTGTTGGAGGTGCTTAGGCAGCTTCCCGCCATACTGCTGTTCCAGCCGCGCAAGTTCATCCTGCCTCACGCGCGCCTGCTCTTCCTGACGGGCTACGCTAAGCATTTGCGTCGGCGTCAGTCCTCGCTCGGAAAGATCCCTCGCCCTAGCCCTGCCCTCCTCAGTATCGCCAAACGGGCTGGCGTACAGCTGCTCCCGGCGGGCCATATAGTCTGCGCGGGCGTCCGCGCGGGGAGGTGGCGGCGGTCGCGGGCCGGTGTCTTCCTCCGCCGGCGGGGTCGTTGGCGGCGGTCGCGGGCCGGGGTGCCGCCACGGGCCGGGCTTCGTTGGCGGCGGTCGCGGGCCGGGGTGACGCCACGGGCCGGGCTTCGTTGGCGGCGGCGAGAGCCAGTGTGGAGCCGGTCGCGGGCCGGGCTTCGTTGGCGGCGGTTTAAATATGTCGTATTGGACCGGGCGATCTATTCCCGTGAGCTGATCCCGCGCAGCGATGTCTGCGAATACGTCCTGGGTGGGGCTGTAGCCTTGCCCGTCGCGGCTCGGAGGGGGCTGGTCCCAATGTAATGCATAGTCCCGCAAGTACGGCGCGGAAGGCCCCCAATGACCGCTGCCTGGGGGCTCACCATTGGGGCCCGCCTGGCCGGGCGGCCTGGGCCGGATCAGCGTGCCGTTGACCTGTGGCATTAGGTGGCGGTCATTGCGCTCCCGAGGCGGCTCCCGCTGGCCCGCTTGGCCCGGTGTCTGCGGGGCCGGGCGGCGGGGCTCAGCAGCGTTGTCTCGCCGTGCGGGGAATTCCCCCCGGCTGGGCCAGGGGGACTGCTGGTCTGGAGTCGCATAGTCATTAAACGGGTTCTGCCAGCCCTGCTGGAGCATCCCCATGCCTTGGTTGTAGGCCATCTGGGGGTTCAGGGATCCAAACTGCCCCTGGCCCAGCATGCCCTGGCGTTGCTGGTTCAGCGCCTGCGCCATGGCACCCTGCTGCGCCATCATGGCGTTGGGGTCGGTGTATTGGTTGCCCATCCAGTCCGTGCCGCCAGTGAACTGGAAGCCCGTCTGCCGCGGCCCATGGTTCATTTTCGGGGCGGGCTGGCCGTATTGCTGGTATCCGCCCTGTTGCGGGGGGTACGCCTGGTAGCCGCCGGACGGGGTTTGCTGCTGGCCCCCTTGCTGCCCATAGGGCGTGGAGGTGGCGTAGGGGTTTTGCTGCGACCGGGCCTGGCCGGGAGAGTAGGCGGAGAAGTTGCCGGCAGGCTTGGCCTGCTGCTGGCTTTGCGAAGCGCGGCCCCAGTCATCCTGCTCCTGCTGCGTCCCATTAAAACCAACGGACACTGGGTTTATCCCCCGGCGGCGGAGATCCGCAGTATAACCCGCAGCCCACTTGTTAGGGTCTACCCCAGCCGGCGGCGATGCCATTATCGATCGTCCTCCGTAACGGCGTCCGTCCCCACTCCCATGCCGTAGATCATCCGCAGGCGGGCCATGTCCTGCATCTCGCTGGCCGCCCGCGCTAGGGCGATCAGCTCCCGCAGGTAGTCAAGGTTTTGGATTGCAGGCTGGTCCATGACAGAAAAGCCTCTGACCCAGTTGCCCAGGTCAGAGGCCTCCCCCTAGCCCCCGAAAGGGCATGTATCAACTACGGACGAGATTGACAACAGCCAGGACGTTCTGGCCCGTGGTGCCCGCCGAGAGCGCCCGGCCGATGTAGTTGTGACGCAAGAACGTCACCGCCCCCGTCACCGCCTGACCGGCCGTGGTGCTGTGGGTGCTGGCCGCCGCCGTCAGCGAGACGAGCGAGGCTTCCGCAGCAGCCTCCGCGGCAGGGCCCAGCTTGACCTCAGTCGGGCCCTGGACCGTAATCCAGAACACGTCGTTGTTGGCCACACCGGAGGCCGGGATGTGTTCGTCTACAATCCCGCCCGGCACCTTGTCGGTGTCGGCCGTGTAGCCGTCCACCTCCGAGATCGAACCGCTCTTGAACGACACCACCCGCTTCGGCAGGAGGGTGACGCCAGAGACGTTCCGCACGGCGATGCAGGTCTTGACCCGGTTCGACCGGATCTTGCCCGTGGCCGGGTTCACGTCGGGAAACTGCTTCACCACGCCCACCCAGCCGACGCCGTCCGCAGTGGACGACACGCCAAGGGTCTGGCCAAGAGCGAAGGGAGGATCTACGTTCAGTGACATTCAAACTGCTCCTATGGTCAGGCGAGGGCGGCCCACTTGATGAACGACCTGGGCGACTTGAACTTCAGGTTGCCCAGCGTGGAAACACAGTACCTATAGCTTTGCGTGGTCTCGTCGTAGAACGGTCCCTCCGAGTTGAACATCTGACCCTCCATGTTCAGGAGTTCGATGTTCCCGATGGCGAGACCGTACGCACACCCGGCCGGCACGGCGTACTCCGTGCCCAGCTCCACGCCGTCCAGCTGCACGGTGTTGAAGCCGTAGCTCTTCAGGCTGTTCTCGCTGGAGATTGTCACCCGCTCCTTGGCATCCTGGGCATTCAGGAAGTCGATGTACAACTTCCGGTCCATGACCACCAGGTCGATGGCGTCTTCCTTGGTGTCGTTCCGCTTGGCAAAGTGGAGGCCCTCGCGGAGCGCCTTCACGCAGTTGGCGGCCCAGGTGGAGTTGCCAAAGTAGGTGCTGGTGTAATTTACAACCAGCGGCGAATAGAAGTCAAACTCGCTGTCGGCCTTGCCAGCGGGCCAGACGCCCTCCAGCTGCGACCCGCCGTAGTAGCCCAGCCCCGTGTTGAGCGAGGCGTAGGTGTCAGACGGCGAGCCGAACGGATCCGCCGCGTTGGCCGACCGCTGGGCACCTGTGGCGACGTTCAGCGTGCCGTTGGTGCCGAAGAACGACTCCAGGCCGTGGTAGCGAAGCTCGTTGCCAGCAGCGTTCCCGTCAATGTAGATCTCATTGGCCAGGTACTGTTCGATGCTGGTGACCAGCCGGGTACTCATCTTGCCGGCCACGTTCACCAGGGCGTTGGTGCCCCGGTTCTCCAAAAGCTCCTTGCGGAAAATCGCATCCGTGGCCTGGTAGCCGCGGTACTCAAGCTCCGCTTTCTTCCAGAGGTTCTGACGGCTGAAGGAACGCGGAGTCTCACCGTTGTTCCCGCTCGGCTGATGCAGGCGGTACGAGACTTCCCAGTCGAAGCCACGGCCGGACATGTTCATCCGAATGTTGCCACGGCTTTCGATGGCGGCGAACACCATGTACTTCCGCAGGGAGGCAATCTCTTCCTCCCTGAGGTGGTTAACCAGCGTAGTGGCGATTGAACGAGCGAAATCCGTGGTCGAAGGCATCGTTTACTCCTAGATCAGGCCGTCTTTCACAAGCTGGCTCTTCAGGCGGTCTTCCAAGGTCATCTTCGGCCTCGGAGCCCGCGGCTCCGTTGCCCCGCCGCTCCGGCTGGGCGTGCGAGTCGCACGCTCCCGCAGGAACTGCATGTTCGATTGTGCTACCGGCTCCTGAGGCGGCGCCATCTCCCCGGGAGGAGACTGCATGCCGGCCATCAGCTGCTGGTATCGCAGGTTCAGCAGGTCCCGCTCCAACATGCTGGTGGCGTACTGCCACCGGGCATCGGGAGACTGGATTCCTGACCTTGCTGCTTGGTCGATGTAGCCCTGGATCGCCCGGCCCTCCGGGCTGATCTGGCCGTTCTGGTTGTAGAGCCAGTCAGCGTTCTGCTGCTCCAGGCCCTGAACGTAGTTTTGTGCGGTGTATTGGCCAAGGTGCTGTTGGACCAGCTCCTGGGCCTTCTGCATTGCCACTTGTTCGACAAATGGCTTCAGCGTGTCTTCGGGGTTGGTGACGAATCGCTTGGCGAAGTCGGCCGTGTAGGTCTGGTACTCCTGGAGGGCCATCTTGGCCTCCAGCGGAGCGTTGGGGTCGATGATCTCTCGGCCGGTCTGCGGGTCTCGGACGATGTAGTTCCGCCAGGTGTCCTTGACCTGGGGCGGGTTCCACCACTTGGGCTGCTCTTGGGGCTTATGCTGCTGAGCCTGCTGGGCCGCCATCCATTCCTGGTAGCGTTGCCGGTTCTGCATGTACTCCATCGTCGCCGGCATCACGTCCTGATACTGGCGGAGCTGCTGCTGGGCCTGTTGGTAGCCCTGCATGGACTGATACAGGGTGCGGGCGATGGACACGTCGTCGGCGCCCTGAAACTCAGGAAGCGCCTTGAAGGCGTCGTACACACTTCCGGCAGGGGCCGGCGTGTGCTGCGGAGTCGAATTGTCAAAGGACTGGGAAGGAGCCTCAGGTGCCGGCGTTTCCGGCGCATCGACCTGTTGGATCTCTTCGCTCATGTCTTTCCTTTCAGGCTAGGGGGGGTTGCCTGTGGAAAGAATGTCCGGGAGGTCTAGGGCGTAATCCGATTTTCACCGGGCCATGCGAAGGATGCCAGGCAAGTCGCCCATCTCTCGCAGGCGGTTAAGCTCCTGCATCGCCTCGGTGGTGCCGCCATAGTCCGGATGCGCGCGCCATGCTGCCTTCTGGTACGCGGCGTTCAGGGCACCCGGATCGACCAGTTGGCGGATTCGCTCTCCGGCCGTAATGCCGCGGCGAGGCATTACGCCACGGTAGAAAAAAAACGGCAGCTCGCCAGCCACTTCGATAGGAGTGACCAATGGACCGGCGTCCGGTCGCCAGTCCTGCTCGGACCCCTCGCCACCGCGGTGAAACACCGGGCTCACAAGATTCGGAACCGCGTAGGCAAAGTCCGCGGCAGCTGAGCCAAGCTGGCCTTTTGATAAATCCCGCCCGCCGGCCAGGAAGTTGTCCTTGAACCGATACAGGCCTCCAAACACCGCGCTGGTGGCACGGTTCAGCGGGTCTAATATCTGCCGATCTGGCGGGAGCTTCTCCAGGTCTGGAGAATAACCGGCCGGGATATACTGGTATGGAGACTCCAGCATTGTGCGAATCGCTGGGTTCTGTTGGAAATAGGCGTCATCTACCATGGCTTCTGCCAAAATGTCACTTCCAGGGCCGTGGTAGTTGTCAATCGCCAGCGGACTGCTAGGCGGGTGCCTCTGCGTGTGAGGCCGGATCTTGTCCAAGATGTACATCTGACGCGCTGCTGCCCGCCTCTGGTCGTCGGACCGCGGCACAGCAGTCAGCAGGCTGGGGTTGGCGTACGCCCATTGAAATCCTGACAGCTCTGGAACGCTTACCTTTTGCGCCCCGTCCTGGGCCCTCGCCAAAAGGTTTCTCGGGTGGTCTTCAACGCCCTGCTCCAGAGACTGCTCCGCAAACTCCACAGCCCCGTACTCAGGGCTGTTGTAGTACGACTCGGAGTCGGCCCGGGCCACCGCCAAGTCCTGACCGGGGAGCAGCGGGCCGTAGGGAAGCCCAAGGTCATCCCGCAGCTGCCACTCAGACCGGCGAGCCTTGGCAAGCGAGGCCTGAGCCTGCCGAAGCCGCTCGGCCCGG